CCCCGCCTAGAAAATACTGAATACAGTTGACGCAACCAATCATGTGTGTTAGCTTTAACACAATAGCGAAAGAATACATCAAATGACACATACTTTTGTAATTGTTGATACATACAATTTAGGTTTTCGTGTAAGATATGGCATGCGTGCACCAGATATGAACGCCACTATTGGTATGGCCATTCACATCCTGTTCAACAGCATCAAGCAGGTTTGGAAACAGTTTGATGCAACTCACACAGTGTTTGCATTGGAAGGACGCAGTTGGCGCAAGGACTTCTATCAGCCCTACAAAGCCAATCGCCGAGAAACAGCCGCAGCCAGAACTCCGCAGGAAGTGGAAGATGATACTTTGTTTTTTGATGCTCTGAATGATCTCATCACATTCCTACGTGACAAAACCAATGCCACAGTGTTGCGCAATCCACAAGCTGAAGCTGATGACATGATTGCCAGGTTTATTGCACTGCATCCCGAGGATGATCATGTGATCATCAGCACAGACAGCGACTTTTTGCAGCTATTGGCCCCCAACGTGAGAATCTACAATGGCATTGCTGGGTTGCTCTACACCAGCACTGGCGTTTGGGACAAAGACGGCAATGCTGGTGTGAACAAAAAAGGTGAGCTGTTGGGTGTTCCCAACCCTGAGTGGCTACTGTTTGAAAAGTGCATGCGTGGGGATGACAGTGACAATGTCATGAGTGCCTATCCTGGTGTGCGCAAGAAGAAGTTGCAGGAAGCTTTTGAAAATCGTCATGATCAGGGATTTGCCTGGAACAATCTCATGCTCAGCAAATGGACTGATCACATGGGTCATGAAATCCGAGTGAGAGATGCCTATCTGCGCAACAAGAGCTTGATTGACCTGCATGCTCAGCCAGAAGAACTCAGGCAATTGTTTGATCAAACCATCCAGGAAGCTGTGAACATGCCCTTGCATACTCAAGTGGGCGTGAACCTCATCAAGTTTGCCAACAGTTGGGGCTTGGTGAGAATTGAACAGCATGTGTCAGATTACAGTGCCTGCATCAGCAAAGGCTATCAAGGCTGTTTGCGTAAATAGTTGATGGATTTTGACGGCATTTGGCCTTTGTTGGAAAACAGCGTGCCTCCAGAAGTCACCCACTATCAAAAGGGTGACCACCCTGGCCCAGGTTGGTGGCTCAAAACAGCCATGCCCTATCAACCACACTCACTGATATATCAAGCCTGGGATGCCATCCAACGCAAGCATCCTGGGCTTGTTTGTATTCAGCCCACAGCCTATGATTGGCAACAGCATCTGATCCCACAGGTTCACAGTATCTGGTTGAATGTGCGAGTGGATGTCACCGTCACCGTCATGGAGCATGAATTCACCTACAACATTGATGACTATGACACCAGTTTCAATGTGTGGGGCAAACAACTTGCAAGGGCTCTGGCATCTGATAAATCAAAACATGCTCAACTGCCAGATTGGCATATGCTGCGTGATGTTGCAAAATTAATGCAAAGCTGGACAACAGAGCGTCAAGCACGTATCAACCGCAGGAGTTTGAAAATTGTTAAGTCTGAGAAAAATACAAGCTCAGCCCCTAACCGATCAAAGCTGGATTCTAACAGATCCACAGGGAAGGCTGGGGATCCTCAGCTACTCAAATGATGTCTACAAACTGTTGGCATCAGGCAACAGTCAAGAATTTGCAAACCTAGATCAGTTGCAAACCAGTCAGGGCTGGAGTGTAACGTTTGTTGTGAAGTCTGCAGAAGCAGAAAAAACTGTTTGTGAAATTGATCATTTGCCCATCAAACATCCAGATCCTCAAAACATCCAACGAGAACCTGTGATCAGTTATAGCAAGCAGGCCACCAGTTCAGTGAGGTTTGCGGCTGGTTACTGGGGACTGAAATTCCTTGCCTGGCAGGGCAGTTTTTGCCCCAAACTGCAAACCCTGGATGAATACGAACATGTGGGTCCCTTCCAAACCAAACTGGAAATGAACACAATTCTGGCCAAGAAAAACAACGAACTCAACAAACAAAAATGAACACAAACAGTTGGAACACCACGGCTGTGGACAAGTTTCTCAAACTCACCAAAACAGCTAGAGACTACAACAGCAAAGAAGTGAAAATCAGCATCCAGGATGCTGAAGCACTTGCTATGAGTTTGGCCCTGATGCTCAATCAGGAACGGGAGCTCACAACCCGCATAATGCAGTTGCAGGACAAATTGCTCAGCCTGGCTGACAACACTACCACCAACATCAATGTATCAGGAGGAACATTCTAGTCATGCAAATTGAAAAGAAACCAATTGATAATGCCAATTGGGCTTATGTGTTGAATCATCTCCCCCCTATTGATCTGGTAACAGGCCCCTGGATTGCAGGAGGCAGTGCCAGGAGATTGTGGATAAATCAAGACTGGCGCGTGGGGGATATTGATGTGTTTTTTTCTGATGATCTCAGCAGACGCATGTGGTACAAAAAGTTACATGAATGCTGGACGCTGGTGGATGAGGAATCTATAACTGAGCACCAAACCGTTTTCTCTACACTTCATCTATTACAGGATGCTGCTCAGAAACCCTCCAAGCCCAACGCCAAGTATCGTTGGATTGATGTTGTCATAGACACTGATAATGCCACCACTCTCGAGTTACAATGGAGTGAGGGTAAGGATCAGGAACATCACAGTGTGGCTTTGCAATTGATCAAAGTGCGTTACAGCAATACAATCTTGGAGTTGTGGCGGGACTTTGACTTTACCATCAGTTGTTTTGCTGCCAGTGCTGATCAGGTATGGGCTCTCAAGTCAGCTGTGCAAGATGGCCACAACAACCAGATACAAATCAACAACGCTGAACAATTGCAAAATCTGGCGCTGAGATTGGCAAAACATCATGCGCAGGGATTCAAAATAGATGATCAATTGTTGTTGGAAGCCGTGGATTTGATCGCCCGAGGAGAATATCAATGGACCGCACAGTATTAGACTGCCAAGATCTGCTCACCATGAGCAAAATGAGTGAAACAGCCATTGCTGGCTGGGTAAACATCAATCAGGATCAGATGCCCTTGGTGGCAGTTGCGGATTGGATTTTGCCCAAGGATGCCTTTGTGATGCTTTGGTTTTGGTTTATGTTGGACGCCAAAGTCTACAACAAATACTGGGACCACCACACCTGGGACCCAGTTATTCATGCACTCAATGAGCATCTAATTAAATCTCATGCCAAATTGAGATTCTGGGACAGCCATTGGCTGTCCCATTGTTACCAGCACGTGGTCACACACTATCAAAAATGCAACTGGAGCCTGGAACAAAAAGCCAGTATTTTTCAGCAGGTGGTTGTAAACTTACAGCAAGCCTAGCTGATGTGTTGATATATTATCTGCATGTGTATTCTTAAATAGTGCAGATAATAGAGGCATATCATGAGCAGACCCAAACCCAAAGTATTACTCACCAACACCAACCAGAAAACATACATCAGCGAACAAGTGCTGGCCGTCAAAGCCATTTACAGTGTGTGCTTTGACGGCCGCCCCATCAGCCTCAAGGCTGTTCACAGCCTGCTCAGTGATCAAACTCCCAAATATCGCAGAACCTGCTTTCCAGAAAGTCCTGGACATGCACTCAATCTTGCTGAAAAACTCAACAAATTGTTCAAAACTGACAAATTTGAAGTGTATGAAATGACTCCTGCTCAAAAGGTGCCTAAAATCAGCAAGTGACTGCTGTTCATGATGTGATCTTCCTGGAAATACAAGCCATACTACAAACCAATCCCCATCAGTGGGATTTTGGTAGTGTGGATGTCAGCAACAAAGATGCTGTTTGCAAACTGCTGTTCTACAACTACACCGCACATCACTCTAGCCTGAGACTCACCAATCTGGGATTTACAGTGATGAAAAAGCTGTTTCAATTTTGGTCATGTCCTCTTCCGGACAATTGGAGCAGTTTGATCAACCAGGGCCATGTGTTATTGAAATTCCAACAAAAAATTCCTGCTCCCTATTATTGGGACAACAAAAATTTCCAGGTGTTTCACAGTGAAGTTGCTTTTGAAATGCAAATGGTGGGAAATGATCTTGCCAGTTGGTTGAAAACATTCTAATTATTCCTTGACGTAATAGGCTGATGCCGTATATTACACATATTGTTTCAACAAGGAGCGGCTAAATGAGCGCCAAAGAAAAAGTTACCACTATTACATCAGTGGGCCCAAATCGGCTCAAGAGCATGATTGTTCACGCAACGGCACGGAGAAGGCCTTTGTTCATCAGCGGTCCGCCTGGCATTGGCAAGAGCGACATCGTGGCAGAAGTTGCTCGCATGCAGAACCGTCCGCTGATTGACATTCGACTGCCCTTGCTGGAAGCCACAGACATTCGTGGTCTTCCGCATCTTGCAGAAGTCACTATTCGTGATGCACAAGGCAACATTGTGTTCAACGAGCAGAATGTTCCGCTCACTGAAAAGATCTTCAAGTGGAGCAACCCCAGCGATCTGCCCACTGATCCCAACAGCCGCGCCCTTGTGTTTTTTGATGAGATGAGCGCCGCCCCTCCGTCAGTGCAGGCTGCCACCTACCAGATCATCCTCAACCGCAAGATCGGCACCTATCAGCTGCCAGAGGATGTGGTGATTGTGGCTGCTGGCAACCGAGTCAAGGACAAGGGCGTTGCCTACAACATGCCCACCCCGCTGGCCAACCGTTTCATCCACACCACTCTGCATACGGACTTTGACGACTGGCAGGAATGGGCCATGAAGAACCGCATCCACAAGGACGTTGTGGGTTACCTGACCTTCCAGCCCAACGACCTGTTTGACTTTGATCCGCGCCGTGACAGCTATGCTTTTGCTACTCCGCGTAGCTGGAGTTTTGTGAGCGACCTGATCTACGAGCGTCAGGCAGATGGCAGCCTTGCAGACACTGATCTGCCCGTGGATATCCTGGGTGACATGATCAAGGGCACTGTGGGTGAAGGTCCAGCCATCAAGTTCATAACCTATCGCAAGCAGGCCAGCAACCTGCCTCGAGCACGTGACATCCTGGATGGCACCATCACCAAGCTGAATGTCAAGCAAATTGACATCATGTATGCTCTCAGCACCAGCCTTGTGTATGAGCT